AATAATAAATAATAAATAATAAATAATAAATAATAAATAATAAATAATAAATAATAAATAATAAATAATAAAAAAAATTTTTTAAATATATATATTTCATAGAGCATAATCTCTAAATACTTTTAAAAATTTAAATAATTTTAAAAATTTAAATACTTTCAAGATATTTTTTATTAAATTTATTAATTAATTAATTAATAATTTAGATTTTATTAATATCAATAATATTTTTGATTCTATGTTCGGGTTGAATATATTTAATACCAAGAAATTCAAAAATATCATTCTCATTTTCAAATTGATGTTCAACAAATTCTCCCTTTTTTTCTCCATTTATATATTTAAGACCATATTCATTAAGTCTATATCCTTTTCCTAAACAATAATTACGTAAATCTATATTAAAATCACCACTACCTGTAAAATAGAGTAGAGTAAATGGATATGATTTTTGTTCTGAAAACACAATATCTATTCTTCTATAAATATTATTCAATTTACAAATACCCATAAATTTTTTATCACCTAGTGCCAATGTCTCTACTATATATTTTTTATTTTTAAGTTTCTTTATAATATGATTCAAAATTATTTTATTTTTTGAATCATCATTTGATGAAAACAAAATATCAATATCACCACTTGTTTTATTTTTACGACGATAAGAACCTGTTATTTTATATTTTAATTCAATATCTTTCAATTCTGTATTTGTTTTAAATTCTTCTTTAATCGTATTAATCTCATTATTAATAAAATTATCGTGCTGTTTCATTTCATCATAAGGAATCCTTTCAAGCAAATCATCATAATATTCCAATCCTATTTTTTGTTTTTTATTCAAAATTTTATTATCTTTATCTGTTTCAACCCTTCTTTTAAGCTGATTGATAGAATATATTTTCTCTTTTTCATATAAATCATTTGCCTTCTTAAATCCTACTCCATAAATATTTTTAAAATCATTTATTATTTTATGTTTTTTAATTGTAACATTATTAATATTTATTGGTATTTCTATATTATTGCCAAAGACACTAATATCATTAGTTTCAATATAACTAATAATTCTTTCTTTAATAGATGATTTTTTAATTTTCATTTCTTCAAATAATTTATTAAATTCATCCATTGTGTTTAAATCATTCCTATAATTTTGAATAGCATTAATAAATTTAATATAAGATTTATATTTAAAAATTTGGTCTTTAACACGAATCGCAGAAAGATTTAATTGATTCAATATTTCATCTTTAATATTATTTTCAGTTGATTCATTAATAGTCACCATATTATTATTCATTATTAATATTTATTAATTAATTAACTTGTTTATTAATTCAATTATTTAATTAATTCATTATATAAAAAAAATTTTTCAAATTTTTATTATAGAAACTATATAAACTATATAAACTAAAATAATTAATTAATAAATAAAAAGAATTAATTAATTAATAAAAAAGAATTAATTAATTAATTAAGAATATAATTTTTGTTATCTAAAATATCATAAATTTTAAATTTTAATTTAAGATTTTTTTTAATTAAATCACTTTTAGTAAAAATTTTAAGGTCATTTAATTTATCATTTGTTAATTTAATATGATAATGATACATATGTAATATATCTAAAAATATATCATTCATAAAATCTTCATATTGATAAATTTTATCAATTAATATTTTAATAAATTCTTTATTAATTATATTATTTTTAATTAAATAAATTATAATAAAAATTTTACCTTTGAATAATTTAATTTTTTTATTATTTTTACAAAATTTTTCATATGATTCAGAATTTTCTAATTTATTTTCATTTAAACTTTTATTTAAAAAAATTAAATTCCATTCTGATTCATCATCATTTTCTTTATTAGAATCATTTAAAAATTTATTAATTAATTCTATTAAATATATATAATTATAATTACTTAAATTATTCAAAATTATATTTAAATTTTCATTATTTTCTAATAATTCATTAAAATATTTAATAGAAAATTTATTTTTAATAAGAATAGAACTATATATAAAAATATATAAATTAGTAAAATTAGTTTGCTTATATGATACTTCAAATAGACTATCTATAATAATTTTATTATTATTATTTAAATCATTATTATTAGATATAAAATTAATTAAATCAAATTCATCTAAAATTTGTTTTGATAATTTTTCATAATTTTGTGATGATATTTTATTTAATAATGATAATATCTTGTTTTTATCTGTTTTAGGTTTATCTTTTTTTTTTTTAATTTGATTTAAAATACTTTGTTCAAGTTGTTTGTATTTTTCATCATTAATATCTACATTATAATTAATATTAGTATTTTTATTATTTTTATTATTTCTAATATTTTTTTTGTTAAATTTATAATTATTATAATTTTTTTTATAATTACGATTAGAACTATTTTGATAATTATATTTTAATCTATCAAAATTCTCTCTAGATTTATTAAATTTATTAAATTGTTTATAAAAACATTCATAAGAAGTAAAAATTAAATTTATTTTTTTTATTATATTTTCATTAATATTATATTTATTATTTAATTTATTTTCAATAATCACATAATTTTCAAATAAACTATCATAGTTCATTATAATTATATAATATATAAAATACGTTTTTTTAAATTATTTATAAAGTATATTATAATATAATAAAATTTTTTTAAATATGATTAATTTTTCATTAGAAAGAACAGAAAAATTAATCAAAGAAATCTATGAAACATTTAATATTTATAAAGCGGTTTTTTTAGTTAATGAAAATTATATTGATAATATTTATGAATATTTAATATCAAATTGTTTTTCTGTTTCTATTATAAATCATAATACTAATAAATTAGTTGAATTAGATAATTTTTTAACACATAAAACAAGAATATTATTAATTAATGAAGAAATTATAGAATTCTATAATGATGATGAATTTAATTTATTAATTAATAAATATTTAAAAAGTGAAATTAATGAACAAAAATTAAATAAATTTTTAGATTATAATGAAATAAAAAATTTATTTAGTGATATTAATTTAATCATATATATTGATATACCTCCTATGACTAATTTAAATTATTATAAAAAATTTGGTATGAAAGACTGGGATGATATAAACAAAATTATTTTATCTATTTAATTTTTTTTATTTAATTAATTAAATTAATTAATTAAATTAAGTTAAGTTTTTTTTTAAGATTCATATTCTCTCTAGCTGAATTTAAATAAAGTTCTCTTAATTGCATATTTTCTAATTTTAATTTATTATATTCTATTTGTATTTTATTTATATTTATTTTATATTCTTTTTCTTCTTTGTTAATTTCATAGGATTTGTGTCTTAAACTTTTTTTATGAGCATTATAAGTATTTTTATTTTTCCAATTAAAACCTGGATTACAATCACACGTTAAAACAGATACAATTTTATTATTATTTTCCATTATGATAATATTTTTATTATTTTTAATTGTATTTAATTGATTTGTATTTAATTGTATTAATTCTAATTATTATTAAATTAATTCAATTTTTAATAATGAAAATAATAATTTAAAAAAAATTATTTATTTAAAATAAATGGTAAAAAATTTATTAACAAAAACAAATATATTAATAGTAGTAAGTTTATTAGTTGTATTATTAGTTGTTCTTAATTTAAATACAATTAAAAATTTATTAAATTTTGAAAAAAAACAAATAGAAAACTTTAGTATGTTAGGAAAAACTCCTAATACTAAATATAAAATTGTATATTTTTATTCTAGTAATTGTAAATTTTGTCACGAATTTAATAAAATGTGGGAAGAATATACTAATAAAGTTAAAAGTGATGAATTATTAAAAGATAAAATAGAATTTATGAAAAAAAATATTGATTCACCTGATGTTTTAAATTTTATAGCATCTTCTAATTCAATAAATGAAGAAAGTTTTGGTGTTCCAGAAGTTATTATATTTACAAATCAATTAGATCCTGTTACTAAAGTAAATAAAGTTGCAAAAATATCTGTAGTTAATAATGATGGTGAAACAACTGATACTATAGAAGCAATTTATTCAAAAAGACAAGCAAGAAGAAATTTAGTTAATTTAATGAATTTTACATATACTTTTACTAAAGAAAAATTATATTAAATTAATTATTTAATTAAATAATTTTAATAAAATTATCATTTTTTGCATAATTATAATAATATTCTATGATTTCATCATTTAATATATAATTATTATGTTCATTTTTTATAATTTCATTTAAAATTTTACTTTCAGTTTTAATAATTTTATTTAAATCTATTTTATAAATTTTAAATTTATTAAATTCTTTATTTTCTAAATTATTAAATAATTTAGAATTATTTTTTATTAATCCGCATATTATATAATAAATGTATTCAAAAATATTATTATATTTATTTTTTTCAATATTATAGTCAATATATACACCTATTGTGTCTAAATAATTATTTTTAAAATAGTTTAAAGGAAATTCATAATATAAAGCACCATCAACATAAAGACAATCATTATATTTAATCGGTTTTGCTATAATAGGTATTGCACAACTCATACAAACTGCATCTATAATATTTAATTCAGGTGTATTATTAATATCACAATATTCTAATTTATGTTTAGTTATATTTGATACAGTTGTAATAAAATTTTTACCATATAATTTAGCACATTCAATAAATGTTAATTTATTTTTATTTAATTTAATTTTTAAATGTTTAGTTAATATTTTAAATAAAATATTCATATCTAATAATCCATTATTAAAATATAATTTAATTAAATATTCATCAATATTATTTAATATATCATATTCATTTTGTATTAAATTTAAAAATTCATTAAATTCATCTTTAAAAATTTTATAAATTTCATCAATAGAATAATTAATTAATAAAAAAAAATTTATTATTGTTCCAACAGAACATCCAATATATTCTTTTATATTTTTTATATCATTTTCTATTGTTTTTAAATAACCTAATATTATAAATCCTTTTAAATCACCTGAACACAACACTAAATTTTTATACATTTTTATTAATTAATTAATTAAATTTAAAATAGATTATAATGATAATATTAATAATATTATAAAAATATTAAATAATATAGAATGGATATAGAAGTAGGTGGTGGTTCATATGAAAACAAACCATTAAAAGTAAATATATATGATTTATATAGAAATATAAATGAAAAAAAAGAAAAAAAATTATCTAATTTTAATGAGATATTATATAAAATTCATAACAAAATAAAGAAAGCAGCAGAAGTAGAGAAATATAATATAGTATATCAAGTACCTGAATTTATTTTTGGTATACCAAATTATAGTTTAGATAAATGTACGGCATATTTAATAAAAGAACTAAGAAGTAATGGATTTCTTGTAAGATATTATTTTCCTAAAATATTATATGTTTCTTGGAACCCTATTGAAATTAAAAAATATAAAAAAGAAAAAGCTTTAGGCTTAAACGAAAAATTTAAATCTACTAAACAAAATTTATATGAATTAACTGATTTAAATAATAATTATAAAAACTCTAGAATTGATATCGATAAAAAAATTACAAATAATAAAACAAACAGCATCGTAGAATACCAAAATAATCCCCACAACAACTTGTTTAATCTTAAAGGAGAAAGTACACAATATAAATCAGAAGTGTTTAAACCTATATTACAATATGACCCCAATGTTATACCCACATATAATTATTATGCATATAGCTCATTAAATCAAAATGTTGTAAATGATACTAGACAAGATATTAATATACAAAATTCAATGCAAAATTCAATGCAAAATTCAATACAAAATCAAGGATATAATTCAAATGGAATTGATAACTTATCTATAAATAATAATAATTTTATAGAACCAAATGTAAAATCAATAATAGATATTGAAAATGATTTTAATAATAATTATAATAATAATAATAATAATAATATAAAAAATAAAAAAAATAAAGGATTTACTGAAGAGAAATTTAATAAATATCTTAAAAAAAAGGAAGAAAAAAATAAAGAAATAATGATAAATAATACACATATAACAAGAGAGTCTTTAGAACAATATCATAATGATATAAATGATTATTATGATGAAAAACCTAAAATACCATTTAAAAATTCTATACAAAATTCTAAAGGAAAATTTGTTTTAGATTTAACTTAATAATAATTATTAAATTTAAGTTTTAGTTAAATAAATTAAAAATTAAAAAATTATAAAATATAAATATATTAAAAATGACCGTATTAAATGGTTACGCTGATTTAAATGAGGTATATGGTTCAGATTTTTCAAAAAAGAAAAAAAAAATTAAAAAATTAAAACAACCTGCTTGTGATTATTATTCTAAAAAATATAAAGATGGTAATGTTGAACCATCACATTCTAATGCATTTGTAAATGAACACGCAAGTTATCAAATTGGTGAAAATAGCAATGAAATTGCAGGTACAGATTTAAAATCAAAATATGATGTAAAAAAAAGAACCTCATCTAAATATAAAGAATATATTGATAATGAAGAAGAATTAGATTATTTTGATAAACTTTATAGAGAACACGAACATCAACCTCTTGAAAACACCGATGGTAACAATATTATGAATTATAAAGAATTACAAGAAGAAGATGAAGAAGATGATGATAAAAAAGATAAAATGAAAATAAAAAGAAGAATTAAAGTTGACACATTAGGTAGACCTAATCAACACCCATATTATTTAAAAGATGAAGAAGATGAATATTCTCCAGACAAACATTATTTAGATTTTGGATTATTTTTAATAAGCGGTATATTACTTATTTTTATACTCGAACAATTTGTTCGATTAGGTATTCAAATACGTGAAAAACACTTAAATTTAAATAGACAACAACCTATGTATTATGTACAACAACCTGTACAACCTGTACAACCTGTACAACCTGTACAATATCAACAAATGCCTTTAAATAGACCTCCAACTATGCAACAAGGAGGTAATCCTAATTTTGTTCAATCTATGAACGAAATAAATAATTCTATGAATATGCAATATAATATGAATGGTATGAATACTATGAATGGTGGTAGCGTTTATGCTAACACAACTAGTAATTATCATCAAGAATATCCAAATTTAAGACCCAATAGTGTTATGACTAATAACACTTTTCAACCTATATAAATTAATTAATTAATAAACTAATAAAAAAACTAATTAATTAATTAATTAAATTAAATAAAAAATTTAATTAAATTAATAAAATGAATTGTTTTAACAAAAATAATATTGATTTGTTAATTTTTATTATTTTATTTTATATTATTTTAAATTATAGTTTAACTATTTCTTCAATATATCCAACTTATTTATTAGAATTATTTGAAGAAAAAATAGTAAAAATAATTCTTTATTTTATATTATTTTTATTAGTAAACTATAATAAAATTTTGGGATTACAATATTTAATTATATTATTAACATTAGAATTAGATGTTCTTTTGTTTTATCAAGAACATAATTAAAATTAATTAATTAATTAAAATAAGTAAATAAAATTTAATAATAAATTAATAAAATAAATGAAAAACAATAAAAATTTTTTAAATTATCAAAAAGATTTATTTGATAATATATTAAAATTAAATGGAAGTAAGTTTATGGCAGGAGTATCATTATTAATGTTAAATTTAGGAAGTAAATATTTAATAATGGATTTAGCAGAAGGAACAAATCAATTACTTAAATTAAAAATAATAAGAAGAATAACTTTATTTTGTTTGTTTTTTGTAGCAACACGTCATATAATTGCAAGTGTATTATTAAGTGCAGGATTTATTATATTTACACAAGGTTTGTTCAATGAAAAATCTAAATACTGTATATTACCTAAAAATTTAAAAAATTTAACAATTGATAAAAAAGATTATGAAACAGCAAAAAATATTGTAAAAAATTATGAAGAACAAGCAGATAATCCAAATAATAGAAATAATAATAATGATTTATTTTTAAATATTAAAGAACACTCAAAAAAAAATAATAATTATCTTTTAAATAAAAATCAATTAATTAATTAATTATAATTATTAATAATTATAAATTATATATTTTAATATAAATTATTTAATATGAATAATTTAATAACACTTTTGAATTTAATATTATCAATATTTTTAGTAATAATAAGTATATATGTATATAATAAAATTAATAATTTAACACTATATGATAAAAACAATCAAACACAACTATATGGTTTAGTAAAAGATTTAAATAATAATTCTGATAAATTAGAAGAACAAATTATTAATAATATGGATGATATAGATAGATTAGAAGATACAACTGCATTAATGGAGAGTGATATAGCAGCTTTACAAACAACTGAATAAAAATGATTATTAAATAAAATTTATTATTAAATAACGTATGTTTTAAGATGACCAACTCTGATAGTGGTATCAACATAAATTTCAAAACCAGCTTTTAATATTTTTTTACAAAATGACACGTCTTCGCTACATATATCTCTGTATTGTTTATGTTCAAGTCTTTCACTTTCAAACCATGGATATTGTATTTTTTCAATAACTCCCTTTTTTATTAACATCCATCCTAAACCACTATAAGAAACTTTTAAAAATTTATTATCAATTAATTCACAATTATTTCTTTTATTTTCTAAAATTGTATCATCTAAGAATTGAAAAGTTCCATTATTTTCCCAATAATTTAAATCCCAATTTTCAACAACAGCATATTTAGTACCACCTTCCATTTTATATAATCCACAAACAACATCTTTATTTGCGACTAGTAATTTAATAAAATTTTGTACAGAAAATATAATATCACTATCTATCCACATTATATAGTCATAATCAATTTTTCCATCAAAAGGTTTTTGGTCAGGACCTCTTCTATTATCACCACATAAACAACTTGAACGAGCAAAATGAACCATGCTACTATATTTTTGTGATATTATAACTTTAATATCTTGTTTTATACACCATTGTAATAATTCAGACCATGCTGTTAAAAATTTACCAGAAAAATTATTACCAGGTAAACAAAATACTATTTTTAAATTCCTCTTTTCTTCATTCATTTATTTTTGTTTTCAATTTAAATAAATAAATTTTATTAAATTTTAAATAATTTATTCTTAAAATAAAATAAACATTAAATTAAATTATGACTAATAGAATTACAAATAGTGAAATGGATGAAATTTTAGAAAAAATAGATTTTTCTTATCCTTTGTCTATTAAAAATATTTCAAATCAATTTAATAATTTATATTCTAAAGACAAATCAAAAAAAGTTAAAAGAGATTATCTAATTTATTATTTATGCAAATCTAATAAATATAGAAGAGTTGAACCAATTGAATTATCATCTAATAAACACAAAGTAAGTGTTTGGACAAAAGTTTAAAATTCGTAAATTATAAAATAAAAATAATATAAAGAATTAATTAATATAATAATATGTTTAATAAATTTTTTATATTTTCAAATAATATTAATACTAGAATGTGTAAAATTAATTTACCTTTTACATTATATAGAAAAAAAAATAGTTTTTTAAATTTTTTTTCAAGCAAAAAAAATAATAAATTAGAAAAAACAAATAAAGAAAATAAATCTGATTTATCTAATGATAATAACGCTGAAACAGATTATAAATATTTAAAAATAGAAGAAATTGAAATGGATGATGAAAATATTAGGTCTCCTGTAATCAAAGAATATTTTATATAAAAATATAAATAATTAAAAATAAATATTAATATTAATTATACTAATGATACAAGAAATTGGTTATTTATTATTATATATTGCTGGATTTGGTTTTTCTGATTATATTGTTAAATATTATAAATTAAAATATATAAATTATTTATTATATTATCTATTTATTTTAATATTAGGTTTAATATTAATAAATAAACAAAAAATTAATAATAAAAAATTGTTAATATAAATATAATAAAAATTATTTTATTAAAATTTAAGAATATGATTATTATTTTTATAATTTTTGAATAGAATAAGAAAAAGTTTAGTTCTTAATTAACTCTTTCTTATTTTTTTTTGTTTTTTTTAGTTTTCTTGATCATTTTCATCCTCACTGCTGCTGGTGTCATCACTGTCTTCTCCTGCGTCGTTTTGCTCTTCACTGCTGCTAGCGCCATCATCGTGTTCTGCGTTGTCATTTTCTTGTTGTGCGTTGAAAAAACTGATTTCTTGTTCAATCATCTTTTGCAGTTCTTTGGCGTGAAAAGGGCTTTCATTGATTTTTTCGAGGATGAACTTGCAGAGTTTGAAGTGACTTCCACGTCCAGTGAATCCGGCGTCTTCTTTTTCTTCTTCGGTGAGGAGCAAATCTTTGAACTTTTCCTGAAAGTCCATGGTCTTGTAGTGCGACACGATGACAGAGAAAGCGGTTGGCTTTGTCTTCTTCTTTTGTGTTTTTGTGGTGGATTTCTTCTTTGATTTCTTCGGTTTGTCAGATTTGTTGAGCTGAAGCTTTTGAATAAACTGCTCTTTGAGCGATGTGATTTCTTCTTCGTTTTGTTGAAGAGCGGAGTTTTTCAGAAGTTCTGCGACAAAAGAGGTGAGGATTTCTTGTTGTTGATTCTTCACTTCCGTGATGACAAGAGTGTTGAAGTTTTCAATGAGAGAGACCATTTTGAAAGTTGCGGTTTTTGGTATACACACTAGTATTTGTTAATTAGCTAAGAAATTTTGATATATTAAAATTCAAATTTTTAAAATATAAAAAATTTGAATTTATTTGATTTATATTATAAATAATATAAACAATATAAACAATATAAACAATATAAATAATATAAACAATATAAATAATATAAATAATATAAATAATATATTATTTTTATAAAAATAATTTTTTAAATTATATATTTTTTTATTTTTTAATATATTATTAAAAAATTGCTTAATTGGAATAAGCTAAACCACCCATACCGGACATAACGCGAAGTACGTTGTAGTTAACAGCATATATATTAACAGTGTTACTGTTATTAGCAATTTTAAGTTGAGCGTTATCAATTCTTGAGAAATTGCAAGTACCCGATGGCTGATGTTCTTCGGGTTTAAGGGCGAATGAGTATACAGCAATTTGTGCTGCGGAAGCTTTTAATGAAGCAGCAGCTACTATAGTTGCAGAACAATCGAGAGGTGTACCAGTGTGGTGTTGCCATACTTGTGTTTGTGTAAAATATTCACGGGGTCTTTCGGCAAATCGGTCGTGACCATTAAGAACAAGTTTTGTATTTCCTGCACTTAAATTACTTCTAATACCATCAACACTAACAGCACCTGTCCATACAAGTTCTTTGACGGGATGATTGAAGTTAAGGTCAATGGAAGAACCACTGTTCGAGGTGTGTTGAAGTTGTTCAATAAGATATTCGTGCGAAACTTGAGCGAAACGTCTGCGTTCATCAGTATCAAGATAGATATAGTCAGCCCAAAGTTTTGTATCATTAGAATTGAGAGTAACACCTGTAGGTGATGCAAATGAGACACTTATTTTAACTTCGTGGTATTGAAGAGCAATTAATGGAAGAGCAAGACCAGGATTGCGATTGAACCAGAATTGAAGTGGTACACGGCATACTACACTTGTATCAGTTAGTGAATCATTTTGATCACTATCTGTTCTAGTCATACCAACACCGCCAGCACAAGCGAGATTTTGGAAACGAGTACCACTTCCTGCAGAATCTATAACACCCATAACACCTGCAGAATTTGGTTCAGTAAGTTCAGCCCAGGCTTCCATCCAGTGACCCCAGTGTTTATCAATTTGTTGACCACCAATTTGAACTTCAATTTCATTAATAATAGCGTGTCCAACATTCAATCCCTGGAAAGAACCAGTAGTATCATTTCTTTCTACTGTTAAATCGGCTTCAAGATACATACGGCCTACAAGATCACCATTGCGCGAAATAGTAGATGTAACTTTGTTTCCAACTGCAACAGCACCATTAATTGTTTGATCAACTGCTTCCATAGCAAAGTTAGTGTGACGACGGTAGACAACTTTGAAAAAGGTAATTTGAGGATTACCTGTAAGATAGATATCTTGAGCACCATAGGCAACGAGTTGCATTAAACCTCCTCCCATTTTTATATATTATATAAAGAAAAAAATTTTAAAAATTAAACAATAATTAAATATATTTTTATATATTTTATTAAAAAAATAATTATTTTTGATTTTATGTTTAGTTGGAATAAGCCAAACCACCCATACCAGACATAACACGGAGTACGTTGTAGTTGACAGCATATACATTAATTGTGTTAGTGCCTGCTGTATTGCCATTACCAGCAATTTTAAGTTGAGCGTTATCAATTCTTGAGAAATTGCAAGTACCCGATGGTTGGTGTTCTTCGGGTTTAAGGGCGAATGAGTAAACAGCAATTTCATCAACAGAAGCTTTTAAAGCTCCTGCAGTACCATCAGCACAGTTTACAGGTGTACCAGTGTGGTGTTGCCATACTTGTGTTTGTGTGAAATATTGAGGGGGTCTTTCGGCAAATCGGTCGTGTCCATTAAGAACAAGTTTGGTATTTCCACTTGGAAGTACTGTTCTAGTACCATCACTCGCAACATTACCAGTCCATACAAGTTCTTTGACGGGGTGATTGAAGTTAAGGTCAATCGATGGACCAGTGTTTGATGTGTGTTGAACTTGTTCAATCAAGTATTCGTGAGAAACTTGAGCGAAACGTCTGCGTTCATCAGTATCAAGATAGATGTAGTCAGCCCAAAGTTCAACATTAGAAGGAGTAATTTCAGCATTGGCAAATGTTACACTAACTTTAACTTCGTGGTATTGAAGAGCAATTAATGGAAGAGCAAGACCAGGATTGCGGTTGAACCAGAATTGAAGAGGAACACGGCATTTAGGATTATCACTTGCTGAAGCTAATGAACCACCAGCACGAGCAAGATTTTGGAAGCGGGTACCTGCACTATTAGCTGCATCACCTAAAACACCAGCATCATTTGATTCAGTGAGTTCAGCCCAGACTTCCATCCAGTGACCCCAGTGTTTATCGATTTGTTGACCACCAATTTGGACTTCAACTTCAGAAAGTGCAGTATGACCAGGATTGTAATTAGAATCAGTGATTGTAGTATCAAATTCAAGATACATACGGCCAACGAGATCACCATTGCGCGAAACAGTAGATGTAACTTTGGCACCTTTACCTGCAGTACCATTAATAGTTTGGTCTACAGATTCCATAGCAAAGTTGGTGTGACGACGGTAGACAACTTTAAAAAAGGTAATTTGAGGATTACCAGTAAGATAGATATCTTGAGCACCATAGGCAACGAGTTGCATTAAACCTCCTCCCATTTTTATATATTATATAAAGAAAAAAAAAAATTAAAAAATAACTTAAAAATTAATTTAAGGAATTTTTAAATTTAAAATAAAATTAATGAAAACAACAAAAAAAAATAAAAGAAAATGTAATTATGAAAAAACAACACATACATTAGATATTTGTCACGAAAAACAATTAAAAGAATTTGAAAATAAATATAATAATATTGAAAAATTAACAAAAGATAAAAAAAATTTAGAAAAAAAAATAAATACTTTAAAAAAAGAAAAAATTAATGAAACAGATATTTTTATTATAAATCAAAACAAAATAGAAAACAAACACGAAAAAATATTTGAATTAGAAAAAAAATTAAAAAAAATTAATTTAGAAATAAATGAATTAAATAATAAAAATAATGAAATAGATTATTTATCTAAAACAAGTGATATATTATTTAAATATTTTGATTATGTTGAAAATGAAAATGATGATGACGATAAAAAACAAAATAAAAAAATTGTCAATTTCTTTAGTCCTTACAAAAATCTTGATGATAATAATAAAACAATAGAACATTTAGGCAAATCCGATTTTCAAAATTCTTTAAACCGTGAAGATTTATTAGAAAATTATTTATCTAAAACCGACAAAGATTATATTAACAGCAATCTTAAAACTTTAAAACAAAAATGTTATTATTGTAATTCTGAAAAAATTAATGAATTAACTAATGATGGTATATTATATTGTACTGATTGTAATACAATTGATTATATTATAATAGACAATGAAAGACCTAGTTATAAAGACCCTCCAAAAGAAATTAGTTATTTTAGTTATAATAGAATAAACCATTTTAATGAATGGATTAATCAAACACAAGGAAAAGAAACAACAGATATACCCGAGGAAGTTTTTGATAAAATTTATCTTGAATTAAAGAAAAATAAAATTAATAATATGGCTACATTAAATTATGATAAAATTAAAGCTATATTAAAAAAAATTAAAATAAATAAATATTATGAACATATTCCTTATATATTAAATAGAATAACTGGTAGAGTAAATCCTCAATTAACACCTGAATTAGAAGAAAAATTAAGAAATATGTTCAAAGAAATTCAAGTACCATTTTTAAAACATTCCCCACAAAATAGAAAAAATTTCTTAAGTTATTCTTATGTATTGCATAAATTTTTGGAAATATTAGGTGAATATAAATATTTACCCTATTTTCCTCTATTAAAATCAAGAGAAAAATTACATCAACAAGAACAAACCTGGAAAAAAATTTGTGAAGAATTAAATTGGGAATTTATTAGAAGTATTTAATTTTTTTTATATTAAATTTATATTAAATTTATAAATTTCAAATAAAAACAATTTAAATATAATTTATATTAATTTAAACAATAAAAATTAAGAAATTAAGCAAGACCGCCAGCAGGCCATCCTACAAGACCAGCACCAACACCGAAACCGGCACCTTGACGGGCAGAACCAGAAATGGATGGAGCAAACAAATCAAGAAGCGAGAATGTGGCAGCAGCAACAAGACCAATGCTTACTACATCAACAACTTTTAAGGCTTTGCCAGGAAGAGCATAAGCTGCAACAGCAACAACTAAACCTTCAATAAAATATTTGAGTACTCTTGTCATAACTTCGCGTGCATCTACACCGTTCATTTTTATATTATATTAAAAGAAAAAAAAATTTAATTAATTTAATTAATTTAATTAATTTAATTATTAATTAATTAAATTTTAATAGAATATAAATTAAAATAAAAATTTTAAAAATTTATTTAAGGTTTTTAAATTAAATATTTAATTAAAATGAGTAAAAATGAAAATTTAGTATCTGTATCTGAAATGGATTATTTAGAAGAAGATGACCCTATAAGAGGACAACAATATGTTTGTTTATCATTTTTGTCTCCAGAAGAAATAATTGAAAAAAAAGATGTATTTATGTTTAATAAATTTATATCTAATTTTAAAAAAGAAGTTAATGAATTATTTACTAATTTAAAAGAAAAATATAAAGAAGAGGATGATATTATACAAAGTATAGCAGATAAATATCGTTTTTTATTTAATGATAAATGGATACACGAAGAGTATCAATATTTTTTAAAAGAAAAAGAAGAAAATTTGTCAAAAGAATTTGCCGAACAAGTAGATTTTCAAACAAGTGTACGTGGTATTAAAGTACGTGGTTCATATGAGACTATGAGAGAAGCACAAATAAGAAGTGAAGTATTAAAAAGGAAAGATAAAAAGCATAATATATTTATTGCTAGTGTAGGTTGCTGGTGTCCGTGGGACCCAAATCCAGATAATATTGATGACCAACATTATTCAGAGGATCGTCTTAATACATTGATGAAAAAATACAAAGAAAATCAAGCAGCTAAAGATGAATTGTTTGAAAATAGAAAAAGAGAAATGATAGAAAATCAAACAAAGAAGAATGAAGAAATTAAAAAACAAAATGATTTAAATGATTTAGAAGAAGCTAAAAATGATGTAATATGGAGTAGTGGTTTAGATGAACATCAAGAAATTATTGAAAATTTTAACAAAACCCAAGATGAAGAAGAAACTAAAAAAGTCTTTGAAGGTTCTGACCCATGGATAAAAAATAAAGAAGAAAATGAAAATACTGAAAACACTGAAAACACTGAAAATTAAAACATAACAAAAAATTAAAAAATTTATATAAATATTATTTAAAAATATTATTTTAATAATTTTATAAATGATAATTATAAAATTATTTACTGATTTTTGTAATGATGAAAATATTTATAAAAGATTATTACTAATTATAATTGGGATTTAGATAAAAATTATAATGTTAAATATAAATTTACATATGGTGATGATTATACACACGCTATATTATTTAATTGTCCTATGCCTAAATTAAATATAGATAAAAATAATGTAATAGGTCTAGCACAAGAACCTAATTTTTTTCTTAATATTAATTATAATTTTGTTAGATATTGTATTGAAAATTTAAAAAAATATTATATTGGAAATTTAAATTATAAAGGATTTAATTTAAAATATCCATTTATAGAAAAATTTTCATATTATTTACCTCATTTTAATTACAAAAATATTAAAATTAATCATAAAACTAAATTAATGAACTATGTATATTCTAGAAAAAATAATAATATTAATACTTTATATAGTTATAGACATCTATTAGGAAAAAATATACTTGAAAATAATTTAAATATAGATATTTATGGTTCAAGTACAAACAATTTAAAAAAAATTTATAATAAAGAAAATATAAAATATCATTTTGATTGGGATGATGTTTATAATGTCTATAAAGATTATAAGTTTAGTATTGTAATTGAAAACACAACACATCCAGAATATTTTACAGAAAAAATTATGATACCTTTGTTATGTGGATGTATACCAATTTATTTAGGTTGTTCTAATATTGATAATTATTTTAAAAAATACGTAATTCATTTAAAAGGTAATATTAATGAAGACATTAAAATAATTAAAGATATTTTAGATAATCCCGATAAATATTATAAAGAATTTACAATTAATGATTTAAAATATGTTGAAGATACAATACATCTTAAAAATCTTATTAATAAAGAATTTCTTTAATTAAATAAATTAAATAAATTAAATAAATTAAATAAATTAAATAAATTAAATAAATTAAATAAATTAAATAAATTAAATAAATTAAATAAATTAAATAAATT